AAATCTGATAGTACACCAAATGCATAACCTTCAATTTTAATATTTTTAAATGTGTTATCATTTGAACTTACACTAGTTGATAAACTGTTTAATCTAATACCAATTTGGTCAGCACCTAATGCCGCACCAGAAGTCCATGCACCTTTGATTACTAAATCTTCAAAGTGACTTGCTCTACAACTTTGTAATTTGATTCCTGTGTTCGTAGAATTATTTGTAAGTGTTAAACCTTTTATTGTAATTTTTCTTGCTTGGTTGTTAAATGTACTTGTGGCATCTAAAGCATATGATCCAGGATTACTTCCTTCATTAACTGTTTCTAAAATTGGAAAGTTGCCTGTTTGTGTAATTACAGTTTTCTCACTGCCTTCACCTATAATAGTAGCATGAGGTGGTACTTTTAAACTTGCTGACAAATTATATGTACCTGCTGGAATTAAAAGTTGTACTCTACTGCTAACAGATCCTTTTGATGCTGAATTCAAATATAATTGATCTAATGCTCTTTGTAAAACAACAGTTTGATCAGTACCATCACCTACGGCACCAAATGAACGTACATTTACTGTATCATCTAATCTTTGTTGTAGTGTTCTTGTAACTGGAGCAGTTGGAGATGTTCCTGTGAATAGAGTGTCAACAGTTGCTTTGTATTCATATGTATTTGCAAAATTAAATAGGTTATCGTGTTCTGTAAGGATTTTACTATTACCTACTGCTGGTGCACCTTCTGATACAGATCCATTACCAATGTAAAGTTCTCTAGTATCTACTGCCCAACCAAACTCACCACCTGCTAATTGTGGTACTCCTGAACCTTGATTTTTTTGCCCTCTACGGACTTGAATACGTGATATTTGTACTATTGCCACAAGTTTATCTCCTTACAAGTGTATTTATACAAAATACTTGTCGTAATACAGATATACTCTATCCCACCATTTGCTTTCCCAGGATTTAAAGTCCTCTGGCAGTAGGTCAAATTGCTGATATAACCCGTCTCTACTGCACATAAACACATGGCCTTCGTTAATTGTAGTACCATATATTTCATTGTGTGCTAGAGCATAGGCTACTAGTTGAAGTTTGTAATCATCTACCCATTCTTCTTTTTTAGGCTTATTAGTCTGCTTAAAGTCCATAATACAAGGTTTACCCTTGTAAACTCCTACAAGGTCTGTTGTACCTGCATATATTTTAGGATGATATAAATTTACTTCTGTACCCCATATTTCATCAACATCGTTCATAGCATTTGTTTTTATTTCTTCAGCCATTGAATGAGCCTGCTTTGAATAAGGATTACTACCAGGTGTAGGCCAATCACCTGTATTGATATAATCTTCTAAAAATTTGTGCATACGAGTACCAACACCCGCCGCTTCTGTAACTATTTCTTTTGCTTTTTGTTCACCAACTCTTGCCTTCCAAGCCAGTAAAGCAGTTTTGTCTTTGGTCTTGTCAAGTATAGTGGTTACACTTGCAACACTATTACCATCAGGACAAGCATATAAACGTTTACCTTCTGTAGACACACGTTTGATTTCTTCATAGTTGTATTTTTGTTTTATCAAACTCATTTACTGACCTTTGCTATCTGTATGATTCTTTCTATTAGGCTACCAAAGCCTACTTGTCTTTGCATTGTAAGTAATTCCTTAATTCCTAATCCATTAAAACTTTCTAATGTTAATTCTGCTACTTCGTCTTGCTTTGCACCATTAACTAAATCTACTAAAAGTTTTGCAGTTCCTTTTGTAATAAATGCATCTGCATCGTGTTTATAATACATAAGTCCATCTATACACTCTCCTACTACCCAAAGGTTACTTGCACAACCTCTTATTTTATTATCATCTATTTTCTCATTGTCAGATAAAGGTTCTACACCTTTGGCTATGTCAATCAGATAGTGCAATCTATCATGACCTTCTAATGGTTCCATTAATTCTGCTTGTTGTTGAATTCTCTCTTTTATCACTTCCTTGGCCAATTAGGTGAAACGTCTGGATTTAACTGCATTTGCATTCCAGGAATAACTTCGTTAGGTTTATAATATTCAAAATCAAAGTCTACTACAAAACTTCTTCTTGGAGCCTTACATGGATAAACACCATGCCATACTCTTCCGTCCATAATAATAGTTCTACCTGGATAAGGACCAAATTGATTATAAAGCATTGTACCATCTGGATGTGGCATCAATGTATAAAGCATTCCGTTTTGTGCAGTCATTCCATTTTCACTGCCTGACACTTGTTGCTGGTCATCCATAAACATAACCATACTAATACAAAGTGGACCGTGATGATGTATTGCTTGGTATCCATGATCATAATAATCAACACACCAAGTCTTGCTTACTTTAATATTTTTAATAGGCAGTTGATAATGACGTATGCGACCCATTACCCATTCATATAATTCTTGCCAATCAATACCGTTAAACTTTTCTTTGTCAATAGGAGGAAACTTAGATGCTACACTAGGTTCAAATGTAGTTTCTTTCAGTGTGTCGCTACTAGGAAAGCCTGCTACTTCAGGACCATCTGGATTCATCTTATCTGATCTTACAACACTACCTCCAAACTCAGGAAGTATTGCAGGAGTAATATCATATTGATAACCATTGAATGTAGTTTTTATATCGCTTTCATCTATTCCTCTGTTTTCATGATCAAACAAAGGCAAAAACTTTTCATAAAAAGGACATTTGTTATCTATAATCCATTGATTGTTTGCACTATGAAAGTTTGGATCTTGACTAATATCTACTTGCGTTCTTCCGTCTTGTCTTTTATGCATTAATTTCCCTTCCTATAACCTAAACCAATTTCTATTTCTTGCTTCTATATTTAATGTAAACACAATTCTATCTTCATCACTATCACTTGCCTGGGTTTTATGTGTTAGCCAACCAGGAAATAATAATACATCATTTGTTTTAACATTAATCTCACGCCAATAGTCGTGTATAGTGCTTTTTGGTTTTCTACTCTGTGCTACCCATTTGTCTCGAAGTAATTGTTCAAATTCAATATTGCCTCCGTCAATTGGATTCTTTACATAGGCACTGACAACAATACTTGTAGAGCCATGTTCATGTGGTAATGTATGAGCACCTTTTACGTGTATGTTTGTCCAACTGCCAGTACAAACTAAATCGGTATAATCTAAATCCCATTCCTTTGCGGCGACTTCTAATTTAGGATAAAGCCATTGCATAAAGTCTGCATTACATGGCCATTCATGTGGACCATTTTCGTGTCCAGCAGTAGACTTGCCACCGTCTCCTTCTGTTTGATGTAGTTCTGCTTCTTTGTTTAAATATTCTTTAAATTGGTTTACATCAAAACCAGAAGAGTAATTATACTTCCAAACTAGGTTGGGAACAATTTTTATTGTTTCTGACATTCAATACTCCTATGTGTTATAATATATAACAAAAAAAAGAAAATGTCAAGTGTTTTATGAAAGTGCTGAGGAAGTTGCTCTTTGAGCCATTTTGTCAACTGCACCTGTATCGTCTTGTGGTACAGTTGCATCGTCTCCTGATGCAGTAGATTTTGTATTCAATTCAACACCATCTTGATCAAAGTTTTTTACTAATGGTTGTAAATCTGGATTAGCATCATATAAAACTTTGAAGCCATCATAATCAAATTGTGGTGCTTTCATGTTTTTCATTATGTTGTTGAGTGCATCAAAAGAAAGATAGGCAGGCTGATCTTGGTTATCAGCACTACCTATCAAATTTCTAAATACTTTTACAAGGATTGACTTGGAGTCTTCGTCTTCAGTTACTGTGAGGCCTTTTTTTTTGAGTCAGTTAGTAACTGACCTAAGCGTCTTGATCTTAATATGCTTTCTCGTTTGCCCCTGTCGGCAGTTTCTTCTCCGCCTGTAGCAGGTTCACTAGCCGCAAATTCATCTTCTACTGGTGCTTCAGCATCGGCTTCTTGGTCAACTGTTGGTTCCATTGCTGGTTCCTCTGCTGGTGCTTCTGCTTCTGCGTCATCACCTGGCATCATTTCCGGTCCGCCTTCGCCTGTTACAATGGCTACGCCATTTGATAGTGCTTCTCTAGTAGTTTCGAATGTTGTGTAAAGTTGTTCTAATGCTGGTTTTACAGTTCCAATGAATTGCTCACTTTTCTCACTACCTAGTTCGTCCCTGATCTTGTCGCCTAGTTCTAGCATTGATTCAGTTTGCATTTCTGCTGTGTCTTCCATCCAGCCTGTAATTCTGTCTACCATGTCTTTAGCGGCCATTGTTAAAGTTGCTTGTTCTTCTGCACCCTCTTTAACATCTTCTTTATCGTCGGCTTTGTCGCCTTGTTTTTTAGCAATAGCCTTTTGTAAGCCTGCTGGTAATTTCTTTTGTTTTGCAGAAAGTTCTTCGTTTGCTTTCTTGTCTTTGACTGCTTTCTTCATTGGCTCTTTTTTATCGCCATCTTTGTCCATGTCTAAGAAGTCTGGTTTTGCTTTTTCACGTTCTGTCATTTCAGCATTGATAACATCTAGGAACAGTTTTGCTTTTTGGTATGTATCGCTTTTATTAACAGTTTCAAACTTCTCACTCATTTCTACTTGAGAAAGTTGTGTTCTTAATTTGTTACGAGCATCTTCTAGTTGCTCTGTAGTAAATTTTTCTAATGCTATTTTTTTACCAAATGTTTTAGCCAACGTTTCATTCAACGCCTGTGCTGTCAATGGTGCTTTTAATTCATTTAACTTCATAGTACTGTTCCCTTACATTAATATTATTTATCAATCTTAATCAAATATATACCTGTCAATCTGAGCGATCAAATCATAAGTTTTGTCTTTAGATATCTCAAAACGTATCTCTGTTGCTTCTCTACGCACAGAATCAGTGGTTTTTTCAATGGTATTCTTAAAAAATAATGAGTCCATATAGTGTTTACATAGCATATTGTCCAGGTTTGCTATATCAATACAGGCTACATTATTACTCTTTTCACGTGCTTTTGCATAAGCAATAGCACCACGTTTACTGAAAAACTCCCCAATTCGTTTGTGTGTTTTAACATCAAACACTAAAAATCCTTGTTTAGTTTCACGTATGACTGTGTTACGTATTCTAACACTTTTACCTTTTGCATATGGCATATGGACCCTATTAAGGCCCTTTTCCATTATAGCATCTAGATCGTTACGAAGTTTTTGATTGTTCAGTTTCATTGGCGATTACCATTACCATCCCATTATTACGTACTTTAGTTACAAGTGCTTTACGTATTAGATTCTCAATTATGAATTGTTCTCTATCTGTAAACGATATTAAAGGTTTAATATCTGTTAATCTGTTTAGTACATCTGATTCCTCATTTGAAACTTGGGTGGTAATGCCATTATATATTTCTATAATTTTCATTACACTACCTTCTTCGCCTGAGGCGTATTAACGGCCTGGTCTGCTTTGGACTTGACTACTTGGTCTAAGTCTTTCTTAGAATAAACGAACGCATTTGGTTCACCAGGTTTTGGTTTTGGATTTTTTAAAACGACGCTATCGCCTGAAACATCGTCAATATCAAATTCTGCCTCTCCACTCCCTCCTTGCTGTGGTAAGGTTAAAGTATTTCCTTTTTTCAATATAGATTTAGCAATACTGCTCTGTGCCTTAGCAATACTACTGACTGCTTGTTTACCTATTCCTTTAGCAAGATTGGCTCCAGTCTTGGCTCCCATCTTCATTGCTTGAGTACCCATCTTAGCACCAGCCTTTGCGGCCGCACTACCCATTTGGGCACCTACTCTACCTACGGTAGCCGCGATAGCAGGGACTATTTCTACTATCTCTTTTTCTTCTAAAGGTTTTGTAAACTCTTTTGCTTTCATTATTTTCTAGTCCTTTTGCCTATTCTAAAGTTTTTACTTCTTGTAGGCTTTTTATATTTACGTTGAGTTGCTGGCTTGTTAGCAGTTGTTAAACGTTTTGTTAAACCTCCTGCTCTTTTAATACGTCCAGTCTTAACTTTCATAACACTACCACGTCTAGCCTTGGCTCTCTTTATATTTAACGCAGATCCAACTTTTTTCTGTGCGGCACAGGTACTTGGTTTAGCAACAATACGTCCTTTACGTTGCCCAGAAGTACAACGATACTTACGGACAAGTTTACCTTTGTTCCTTCCCCATATCTGCACAACACCTTCTGTTAGTTCTGCTATCTTCATTTTGTTTTCACATTCTTTGCTTTGCCACGTCTATCAGCATCTGGATCTTTTCTACGTTTTCTACTTGCGGCTTTTTTACGACCCTTCTTACCTAATGAATGTGCTTTTGATCTTGGTAAGCATTTAGGTTTACCTTCTGAGTCGGAGCCTCTAGCACAATCACCACGTATCTTACCATCAGGGCCAAAACGCACCCATTTGTCTTTAAACCATTTCTTTAGGTTTTCATCAAGACCTTCTGCAAATAATAAGTTGCCACAATTTACACAAAAGTCTATATCTTCTCGCTTGACACAGTTAGGTACACGTTTCCCGAACATGGTTTTCATGCCCTTCTTTTCGTAACCCTTCCAACAGCGAGTGCCTTCTATAAACTCTTTTGCTCTCATTACTTCTTACTCTTATTACCCCAGTTCTTTGCACCTTTCTTACGGCACTGAACTAAGGCTCCACTTGCATAAGCACTAGGCCAAACTTTGTATCTACTTTTTACTTTATGGTAACAAGCATCTTTCTTTTCGCCTAGTTGTGATTCATGTGTTATAGCATCGCCGCAAGTAGGACAAGTGTCAAAAGGAATGTTAGTGAATTCTTCTTTTGCTAGTACTTCACCTAATTCAAATATTTTCATTATCTTCTCCTACTCGCTTTGTTTAATGCTTGTACTCTACGTGATGCGGGATTAGTACGTTTAGTTCTACGTGCTTTACGCATCATACGTCCACCAATACGTGCTCTGGTTCTTTTTAAAGTGATTCTGGCTTTGATATTCGGAGCGGCAAAACATTGTGCCATTTGTTTGACAATTCTGCCTTTACGTCTACCTGTCGTGCAACGAAACTTACGCACGACCTTTTTACCAGACCTTGCCCAGATTTGCTTCTCAGATAACGATTCTGTTATTTCACGTACTAGCATACGTGTATTTATGTTTAAAATGGATTAGTATTAATTGAAGTTGATTAGGATCACAACGATAGTTGAAAGCAATCCTGCTATTATAGTGCCTGTAGCACCAACAAGCACCTTGATCATTGCTTTGTTACCATGTGTTATGTCGCTGTGGATATGCTCGACTTTCTTTTCAATCTTGTCAAGACGTCCTTCTAATACTTCATAACGTTGGGCACAAAGGTCAACGTGTGCTTCTAAATTTTCTTTTTCTAGTTCTGTGGCTTTTGCCATCTCTATCTCTCCGTTGCGTTTATCGTGCAAGGGGCCTATTAAAATCGCCTGGTGTTAGATGTAAAGTTGCCTAATCTTATTAACAGTAGTATTTATACTACCGGAGTCTGCTCATTATCTACTAGGATAAAGACTATATTGGTACTGTTTCCTGTAGTCCTAAAAGCAGTATTATTTACCGTGACTGATTCAGTAAGACCTGCAATAACTGGAATAAGATCAAAGTCTTCTTTAAGTGCATCTACACTTGTAGCACCTTCTTGTTCAACACTGAAGTCAAACTCCCAAACGTTTTGTTCACCCTTGAAACTTTCGCCAAATCCAAAGCCTTCTATTTCCATTTTAGTCATCTTTGGAGCGAACTCAAAGTATGGATTGGCTCTCATACCTAGTACCTGTAAGAAAGTATTCCAATTTGCTTGTTGATTGATTGCTTCACGGTCTTCGCTTTTAAACTTGTTCTGACCAGTCTGCGTTATATCAATAAGTGTTAATACCTTGAAGTTCATAGTATTACTTATAGCCATAAAAAAAGGCCCCGAATAAATCCGAGGCCTTTTCGTTAACTTTTAAGCAAGTTAATCGTTAAGTGTTATTATGCACTTACGATGAACTGTCCACCTGCTGTTACAGTTGCACTAGTAAAATCATAGTCACCTGAACCTGCAGTTGAACCTAAAGCACGGATTGCCGCTTGTAAGCCAGCCGCGTCCCACTGAGAGTCGTCAACTACGATGTTAACTAAACCTGCAGTACCTTCTGAGTTGAAAGCGATTGGGTTGATTGCTTGTGCTAATAGTTCTATGGCTTTACCGATACCGCCTTCAGATGCTAATGATCCGCCTGCGTCTACTACGTAAAAACCTAAGTTTGCTGTTGTGTAAAGAACCGCGTGTGCGTGTCCTAATCCTGTTGTTCTTGCTACGCCTGCCATTTTATTTCTCCTTTAAGTTTCTCTAATGGCAACTAACATTTCTCTGTTAGTTGGTTAATAATATTTATAAGATTAAGAAGATTTTGGTTATTTACGGCTTGATTTGGCTCGTTTTTCTAGTGATCTTAGCATTTGTATGAATCCTGGACCACCTTTTACGATATTATCTAGCATTTTAATTGCTGGTAGATATGCTTGTACAAAAGGTGCTGGAACAGTTTTACCTGCACCTGCTGTATCTAAAAATTTCTTTGTGCCTACTAAACCTTTAGCACCTACAATATATCTATAGTATTGTAAGTCAGTGCCACTAGGTGCAGTAACGTCTGGCATACTAACTGTTGGTTCATTATCTTTTACTCTATAATCTTCTAAGTCATTTACTGCAACAAGTTTTTCAACATACTCAATTATATCACTGTTTCTTAACTTGGCTCTGACAGCAAGTATAAGTTTTGTTACAGTTTCTTTTTTTGCTTTAGAAGATAATCCTGGATAAGAAAATATATTTCTTCTAATACTTTTATAATCAGAATTTATTATGTTGATTGCATTTTCTAATCTAACAAAGAATTCACTTTGATTCACTGCACTATTGTTTGCGACAGCATACAAATATCTATTCATTGCCATGATAGGCGGTCTAGTTCTTGCTCTTTGCATCTTAGCACTAGCAGGATCTTTTAACTTGTCTAATGCTTTTTCGTCACCATCTACAAAGTATATAAAATTGTATAGGTCAGTTGCTGTCATTCTAAAATAGTTAAAAGGACCATATGAAGTAGTTCTTCTTGCATAGCCTCTGGCTGTGGGCAACGATCCTGGAAAGCGTCTTAGCAATTCTAAACTTAACATACTCAAGTAGAGTCTCTCGCAACAATCCGTATAAGTCAACTTTGCTTGGTCCGAACTGTTGCGAGTCATTCTCGCTTCATGTAATTCGTTTAGAAATTCTAATTCCATTATCTTACTTCTTCATATATTTGTCAACAAAAGCCTGGATGTATTCTTTAGGTTCTTTTTCTAAGAAGTAACCTAAGCCATCGGCTCTTTGTAGGTCTTTAGTTAAGTCATTACGTAGGTTAGGCTTAATTTTATCTGTTGTCATAAGCATTCTTAAAGTCTTTGCTTTAGCAACATCAATATCAAACTCTTTACCATCGTCTGTCTTAACTTTTGTAACTGGATTTGGATTACCTGCACTATCTAGAACTTTGCCTAGTTGTACAAACATTGGCTCACCTTTAAATCCTTCTCCACCATCATCGTCGATATCAGCCGGGTCAATACCCTTTTTAAGCATTTCTAAATCATCGATGAAGTCATTTGCTTTTACCATTGTCTTCTCCTATCGTTGTACTGCTCTGTTGGCTTTACTGAACCCTGAGCGGTTTACTAATTTAATATCACCGCCTGGGTTTTGAAGTACATATCCTTCACCGCCTGGGGTGTTCCCAATACTTGCCTTAATGTCTGTAGACTGTTGTTCTAGTTGATCAATAATATTATCTTTGACTTTCATAATACCATTCACTGTTTGCCAGATAGCCTGAAATGCCTGTATGTTTTCTTTTACGTATTCTATTAATTTTGCTTGTTTAGGTTTACTTACTTTGCTGGTAGTAAGCCATTGTACAAAATCTTTACCTAAGTTATCTAATCCTTTATCTACTTTACTGTTTAGGTATGTGTAAAGTATTTGCGAAAAGTCTGAAACTTTCATTGCCGCCAGTTTAGATCTATCTAAGAAACTATCAATTGCAGGCCCGTTTGATTGTACTAAACTTGACAATGACTTTATCTGTGCCATATCAACTTCAGGTGCCGCCTGAGCCTGCACGGGAGGAAGAACTAGTAAACTAGTTCCTTCAAACATATCAAAGTTTTTGATGGGTGCTTCAGTGCCACCTTCGTCCATCTCTCTATGAATTACTACGCCAGTCTGTGACTTGGCAATCTTTTTTCCTACTTCACTGTTTACGTCCACACTATAAGTTACAGTATTAGGTTTAAAAATAAAACGTCCATTCTTTTCTTGCGGTGTGCTAAAATATAAAAGGTCACCTTTAAAGTAGCCTTGATGACTAGATGGAACTGCTGACTCAAACACTTTAAAAACATTTTTCATACGTCCTGCAAATGCTCTGTAGTTTGGATTGTCTTTGTTCTTTCCGCCACTTCTATTAAGTAACATACCTTCTAAGTCCTCACCGTTGGTAGGTTTGCCATCATAGCCTTTTGCACCAAAGCCTGACTTGTCTGTTAAAATAAAATCGCCGTTTAGGTCACGCCCAAATATTACTGCTGGTGACCCGTCCCATTTGATTGTTGCGGCTTTGTGTCCATCTCCTTTAGCCATGTTGGCTAAACTGTTAACGGCTCTCATAGCACCTTTACTACCTTCCCAGAATACTAAATCTTCTGCGTGTTGGATACGTGCTTCTGCTTCTACAATAAATTCTTCACTACGCATTACGGTAACTTCAACCCTTCTTTTTCAAAGAAGTCCTTTGCGTCTTGTACTAATGCTTCGTAGTTAGGATCGTTTTTAATTTTAGCATTAATAGTTTCTACACTTCTAAGGTCATCTGCTTTAGCACCATCACCTAAAAGTATTTTTGCTATTTCGTTTGGATCTTTAGATACTTCTTTGTTTGTAAGTCTGTCAACTAATCCGTTTGTAGGCGACCATTTGTAACCTAATGCTTTAGAAATACTTGCTAACAATATCATTCTGTGTTGTCCTTTGAACTCACTGTCAGCGGCACCACGTAAAGCAAACTTCATAAACTGTGGCTCACCAAACATTAAATCTGTTTGGACAAATCCTAATTTTTCATTTCCGTTGATTGGTGTTTTGAAATGCACACTAATACCACTCTTTACAATCCATTGTTTAATTTCATCTCCAGGGTGATTTTTGTTTACCCAAGCAGTAAGGGTGTTAACTAAATTACCTTTGTCAACTTTTGTTTTATCTACTGCAACATCTAAGTCGCCACTAGTTGGCTTGATGCCTGTGCTACCTAGCATATTATCTACATGGTTAAGTCCTGTAATCTTTTCTAACCATTTAAGTGTAGGTTCAACATCTGCTTGATTAATTCGCTGGGTTGCTGGTTGTCCTTCAGCATTTTTGAAAATATTGCCACCCTCATTTAAGATCATTTACTTGTCCTTATTCTTGCTTTCAACGATCTTATCTATACCTCTTTTAAACTTACGAGGATCACCACTCCTGATACTGTTAATAAACCTACGTTCTAGTTCACTGGCAGTTTCAGGATCATAAGACTCTGCAATTAGATTCAATAGGTTAATACAACTTTCAATAAGATTATTGCCTGTGCTTTGTACTAGGTGATCGTTATTGTTAGTTTGTCTAAAACTACTGAGTTCTTCTAATATAGATCGTGTGCGTTTTCTCATCAATTATATCCCTTATGTTGTATTTAGTGTTATTAAATGCCTTTGTACCAATAAAAGAGGTTGACCATAAGTTAAATATGATGCTAGTATATAAAACATTACAAGAAGCGGCGGTCGTATAATGGCTATTATAACAGGTTTCCACCCTGTGGACAAGAGTTCGATTCTCTTTCGCCGCTCCATTGCGGGAATGGTGTAGTGGTAACACGACAGTCTCCAAAACTGTAAACTGAGGTTCGATTCCTTGTTCCCGTGCCAACCTTTTCATACGCATATTATTTTGGTAAATAGTTTTGTATGAAGGGGAACAATTATGGGACAGTTTAACGCCAAAATTATGGCAGAATTTAATCCTCCACGTAAGTGGGTTTTGGGTCGAGACTTATCATATACAACCAAAGATCTTACTGTAGAAGAAATCAAAGCATTAAAAGGTGTTGGTGTAAAAGTTAAAAGAGAAACCAACAAGACAGAAACTATCACAGTACCTAAAGGTTTTGTAACAGATTTAGCATCTGTGCCAAGAGCCATGTGGTGGGCAATAGCACCGTTTGATGTTGCCAGAGCGGCAATTATACATGACTTATTATATAAGTGTATAAGACAGTATCGTTGGAAAATGAAAGATAAGGAAGACGCAGATCTAATCAAAGCGGCCAAGGTAGCATCTGACAAGGTATTCTTGTTAGCAATGAATGATGCAGATCCTAAGGTAGCAAGGTGGAAGATTTACTCATCTTGGAAGGCAGTTGATCTATTTGGTAATGGATCTATTGTGCCTAACAAAAACAATATCTAGTGTGAGCGGGTAATTAACCCGCCACATTATTTTCTATAGGAAAGTCGGTTGCGCCTTCTATAATTTTTACTGCTGGTGAATTTTCCATAGCAGGTGGTGCCTGAAGTTCTTCTTCCGGTTCAAACCAACTTACTATTTCAATAGCAATATTATAAGCCAACCAGCCAAATAATACAAATTCTAATGCGTATGTTTTCATTGATAGTCCTTTCATAAAAAAAGGAGCCTTCCCTAGGGTTGACTCCGAATAAAATTATAATATACTAAAAATATTTATACTTGTCAACCTAAAAGTTTATCTTACCTTGTTATTATATTCTAATGCTTCTTTGATTAAACTTAATTCAATGCCTTGTTCTTCAGCAGTCTTCAACAAAGCCTGTACATCTTTAGGAAAACAATGTCCACCGAAGCCACGTTCTTCTGTTATGTAACTATGACTATCACCTATGCGAGGATCATCTGTTATTGCTTTTCTTACACATTCATATTCTATGTTCAGTGCGGTACACAAATCAAACACC